TTTATTTCCTACGTATTGCGCCCATGTATTACTTGCGCCTTTTACAGCTTGGAAACCATTGTTTATTGCTGCATTTTTTAAGGCTGATACCGCTGCTGAGTCTCTGAGAAACTTTTGCATCGTGTTTATATCGAACTGCTTTTCTCTCTGACCACCCATAAGCTGTAAGGCTGATCTTAGTTCCTGTTGTCTGCGCATTTTGTCTTGAGCATCCGCAACTCCAATTTGAGTTTGTTGGCTTCTATTGTTCCTATCCATTGCGGTTAGTCCCGCTAAAGCGTCGGTTGAACTTGATGCGCTTTGTAGTACGTCCGAAGTAGTATTTGCAGTTTGTTGGTTTAGATTCTCTTGTAAAGAATCATAACCCGCCATGTGTTTCATACTCGCGTCTGTACGCGCAGAACCTAGAAGCTGTTGATATTCTTCTGGAACTTCGTAATTCGGGTCTTTAAGATTTTTTCCTAACTGATTAGCCTTGCGGTTTTGCAACAAAGCGGTAATCCCTTGCGCTGCCGCAGGAACAGAGTTTATGAGAGCCATTGCCGCTAGTGGTAACATGGTGCGAAGTTATTAAATTATTGTATCGTTTCCGAATAGTTTCCTGTAATTTTTATACCAAATACTACAATATTTTTTTGATTGTCACTTGTGAGGTACGTGCAGGTTATCGTTAATGCTCCCGCCCGCATCTCATTTCCATTTACAAAATTCCAATCGTCCGTTTTCCATGTGATGTAGTTTTTATTCCTTCTAAACCTTGTCGCAAAGTGCCCCTCGTAAGGGTTTAACAGGTTTAAAGGCATCGTGGTTTCCATGACTCCATACACGTCGTTTGGCTCTGTGAAAGCGTAAACCGACATAGGGCTTGTACTCTTTTCTACAATATCTTGGAACCTTTTTATCAGCGCGCCATTCTCATTACTCACAAAGGTCAAGTCGCTTGTGAAATTTTCTCCGTGCAATGTGAAGGTATTTTGATTGTGTACATACAACTGATTATCTACCCCAAACCCTACTAAGTATTGTCCTGAGTTCATAAAGAAACGGAAGTTATAATCGTGTTCTTCTACGAATCTCATTCTGTCGTAGTTGAAAGTTACGATCTCAAACTGTGTCTCTGCGTTATAACTAAAACACCATCCTATTTGAGCCTGAGTTTCGTCTATGAACGCTCTGCAAATTACATCGGTAAACTGAGTGTATAGATTCTTGATTTGAAGTGATCTCTTTACGAACTTCGCTCTTTTAGATATATTGATCTGACCGTTATTTGCTGACAGGATAAACGCGCCCGAAGTTCTATCCCAATAAGCAATAGTAGATTCTCCATTTGGAATAAGGACTACTGAGTTAGGATCGTCGGTTCCAGATAGACTAGGTGATGGTCTCCAACTTGCAAAGGTTTTACCTGAGTTAGCGAAAGGAGCGTCTAACCCATCTGCTGTTACAGAGAACGACCCTTGTACATAAATACTATTTTCCTTTCTTTTCTGAATACACTTCAACGTCTTACCGTCCATTATTGCCCTTCTCACAGGCCCGAACTGATCGTTTAAATCCTGAATATTATCAAATGATAACCTGAAAGTAGAAAGTCCGTTTACCTGAGAAGCGTCTACATAAGAAGCGCTGTGTTTAGCCGTCGCCATTCTGTATACCATCTTGGCATAAGGTGACTCTGCGGCGATTTCTCCGTACTGGTGGATATTGGACGGTTTGTAATCGGTAAATTCAAAAGATTCTACCCTATAAAAGAATGAGTCTGGACTAGGGGGGAAAGAACTCGTCATTGGCCGAAGTCTCACGTACACATCTCCCCAACTACTATCTATCTGAGCGGGAACATCTAATAAGGCATTCTGCAAGGTCTCGCACACAAATCCGCCCCCTAAAGTCGAAGAGAAGTTAGGCCACGGCTCCGCTGTTATCGTTGTGATATTTGTTGTAGAATCATAAGTAGCCGTCAGGACTGGCCCTACGTCGTAAAAACCCGGATATTCTGTGCTATAAATTGTAATATCATAGCCTAGTAAAACAGTGAAGTCCCCATTTAGTAAAAAGTAGGTATCAGAACCTTCCGTTAATTCTCCTACAAGTCCTGTATAAGATGATCCGCCATGAACCCTTTCATCTGTATGTGGATTTATAATATCAAATCTTTCGCTAATTACCTTCCACTGAGAAACGAACAATGTTCCTGTCTCTGTATTCAGGGTAGGTCTTGGGCGGTAAATTTCTACAAGTTGCCCCGCGTCGTTGTTGGTTGCCCCGTTTTGAAATAGAGAAGCCGCCTCGAAAAAAGGAACCCAAACACAACGAGTTCCAGCCAACCCTTCGTTATCACTATACCCTAAAACCTGTAATTCAAAAGACTCGTCTATGTAGGGAATTAAAGGGTCGGTAGAATCTGTTGGCTGTTTTCTAATCGGCCTTAAAATGTCTCCCTCTTGAGGAACCATTTCAGGCGAAGTACCCCTGTAATTAAAATTGTAAAAGAAGTCTAAACTCAGCTTGTATCTTCCGTTGTCGATTGCAATATCCACTAAAGTAACCCACATAAAGGTTTCAATCTCTAAAACGGGTCTTGCTACAAACCTAAAGTAATCCGCCCATACAGGAGGGATATGATTAATCAAAAATCGTGGGTTAACTCTATACGGATTGTTTACGTCAAAGAAGTTTTGCAAATCTTCGTCTGGCGGAAACGGGACAAAAATAGTCATAGGATCAGAAGTCAAGACTGTCCCGTCTCTCTCTGCCCTATCAAAATATTCTATTCCAAATTGGTGGGTAGCACCTGTTTTTAGACTAGGAACTGCGTCGGATAAAACTACGGGCCTTGATCCAAAAGATATAGTAGCCGCAAACAATGATCCGTCAGTTCTTTCAATTCTAACATCATAATCTCCAACAACGTCTATTGAGTAATCAAAGTCAGAAGCCACGTTCATCTGAGCCACATAAGCCGTCACGATAACCTCTAGGATATATCCCATTTGTTCTTGCGGGGTAGCTTCGTTTATCGCCACGTTTACATCGTCTTGAGTAACGGTATAACTGAGTGTTATACTCAAGTCGCTCTCTGTCGTCAATGTAACATAAACTGTAAAAGTCTGCCCTGCTAGTGCTGAAAACGTACTGTTGTCATCCCAATTAAAACGCAGATAGCCCGGAGGAACCCCAATAAACTGAGACTCTAAAGTAGGAAAAAAGTAGACGACGTCGATCTCAGTCAACACCTGCTCAATAGTTACGTCGATCTCTACTTTGTCGTACCCTTCTCTAAAACTTACGTAAGCTAATTCTTTACTAGGCAAAAATTCTTGACAGTCTGCTACGATTGGAAGCCCGTCGTAGTTATCGGTCTCAATTGGTTTACTCGCAGTATTACCAAAGAAGTCTATTGTGATATTTTGATCGTCTGAATATCCGTCCTGCGCCTTATCTATTTGAAGGAATATCCCAAATTGCAAATCGTTCTTTGAATAAGCTACGTTGATTTTCTTTACTACCTGCGGGCCTGTATTGAACGTTACTTTTAGAACATTATCCGCATTATTGTGCAAAACATCATTCCCTGATACATACTGAGAGTTTGTAGGTAAGGCAAGATTAGAGTAATGTGATAATACAGAAGGTTCGTTGTTTTCATAAATGTATTGAACCCTGAATTTATACAAGTCGTCGTTTAACTTGTTATCTGGTTGGTTTGTATCAGTATCATAAACTACGCTCGGTTCCTTTGGCGGCCACTTAATTGCGTCAATAACTTGCAGGGTAATAACGGAGTATTCACCGTCCAAAGCCTTTCTTAAATTGATTTGGTAAGGAGGGTTGAATAGTCTGTTTCCGTTAGGGTCGTACATTAAATCATCCCACCTTCCATCGGTGAACTTTAAGATATTATCTATAACGTTCATGTGATAGAATGTCCATGCTGGATCGAAATTGTAGTCACCACTTTCCGACGCTAATTGGTGCGTCTCGGTATCTATATCGTACACCCAAATCTGATCTGAGCCTACGTCCGCGTAGACTAGGTAGACGATAGCGTTAGCATCCGCGTTAGCTTCTATCCAGTCACACACTCCAACAATTACGTCTGCGGGAAGAATAACGTCGTTAGGGACTATTCTTGTTCCTCTACTATTAACAAGCGAGGCTCCATATCCATACGGGTCGCCAAGGGAAAAGTTATGCGCGGTTCTCCAATCGCCCTTTGGAATAGCCTTTGGGTCGTCGTCGGAGTTGGCCCCGCCCGTGAAGAATATGTCGTCTGTAAAATCGGCCATTAGATATTGAAACTAGAGGACTGCGCAACTGCATCTATAAGTTCGTACATCCTGTCTGCTTTGACTAGGACGTTGGCGTTAAACTGATACCCTTCGTGGAGTCTTAAATTCTCCTGATACCTTGCCATATCGCCCTTCCACATATAGTACTCTGCCATTAAATATCTTCTGATAGGCTCCGAATAAGCCATATCTATCATTGTGTTTTCGTTGAGGTCAGCACCATTACTCATGTACTCAATTACGAGTTTTCCCGCCTCAATATTGTGGTCGAAGATTATTCTATTCCCGTCAATACGGTAGTAGTTTATATTCCTTCCACCACCATAAGTAGGTACGTTTCCTAGCCCCCACCACCATCCAACTCCAAGATAATCACCTCCGCTTGAAAAATTATTCTGATTTTCTATTTCATCCTTATCACAGGCAAAAATTTCTTCGGGTATCATCAAGTTGGGATCAAGAGTCAAAGTCCAAATTCTATTTCCTGCCTTGAGTCCGATCTTGCTTATTCTCAAACAGTCGCTAGGCATCACAACCGATCTCGCGGAAGTGTTTAGGTCAGCATAAAACACCTTGAGTGATACTTGCCCGTCTAGCGGGGCTGTCTCTGACAAATACTCAATACAAACCTGCTCCAAATAGTTGTAGTTGGCTCCCGTAGGCGTGGCTCCCACCCTCAAAAGAGCGGAAGTAACAATGTATTTTATATCCCTTATCATGTTGGGTCTGTAAGATCATTATTTGTTTTGTCCGCCCTGAATCTGTCTGTCATCATTATGGCTTTAACGATAATGTCGTAAAGCGCAATTTCCGAACCTCCGTCAGCTATAATTATTTGGTCGTTATCGGCCATTTTTGAAACAAGCGGTACATAAGTCACGCTCACCTGACCTTCGGGTGTTCTGTTTAAATGAAGTGCATTCCCAAACAGGATAGCTGCGTTCTTATTACTCGCCCTAACGGTTTTAAATGCTTGGGCGGTCTGCTTGTCTTGAACGTAGTAGTCTCCTTTGTCATCACTTGCATAGGACACGGCTATAATACCTGCTGCGGGTGGCGGATCAAGTGTCACCGAATATCCATTAGCCCCTGAAACCGCCGTGAACTCCTTTGGAATACTCATTTGAGACAGAGCCAACGGATCGTTATAAAGTATCGTTGACAGAGCCATATCCACGAATCTAGCAACTAATCCTAGAGGGTAGTTATCCTTTTCGTCGGCAAAGGCTGGCCCACCGCTCAAGCGGTCTCTGATAACTTCCAAAAATTGTCTCTTCGTTATCATGCTGCGGTGGATTCAAGTAAAGTTCTTATAGTCTCTACGTTAAATGCTGATCTGTTTCCTATTGCGAAGTAGGCGGTCATTATAATAGAGAGTTTTGGGTATGCCTCCTGTGGGTATTCAGGTTCTACACTCAGACTTAGTGAGCCTTGTGGTTCTACTGTGCTGTTAGAGTGTTTTTCGCCCGGTGGCAAGTAAACTGGTATTCCAGAAATAATATCGTAGTCAAAATACGGTGTTACCGCCATTCTGATATAAGTCAAACTGAACTTTGGCATTACCGGTCTAACTAGAAACGTATTATCTGTCTCAAAACATACAATAGGCTCTGTTTCGTCAGGCCAATAAATCTCAGTAGACATTCTATTTTTAAACTCGGCCTGAGAAACGAATACAACTTCCCTGTATTGACTTGTAGCCGAACAGTGAGTATTTACCCACTGAGTATATTGTGATCTTGCGTGATACCTGTAATCTTTGGGAATCTCGCCCCTTCCATACGAATTTAATGTGATGGGAGGATAAAGGTCGTTGCCCCGCGTCTTAATCAGAGTTCTCAGGTCAGAACTTAACTGCTTAGTCTGCTCGAATTGATTTACAAGGTAGGTTAGGTACAGTTGGTTGATTGGCCCCCATGCGATATTAAAATCGTCAGGCGTAATATACCCTCCGATCTTGTCTTTCCCTGATCTGAAAAGAACGTCGTCGAAGATATTTCCGAGGTTCAACATTATGCGTATCCGTAAGCTGTTATTCTACATTCTGTAATAGCGCTGTCCGTATTATCAGCACCCATTGTTATGCTAATAACGAGGTCGTCTGCCAAAACCCAATAGTCATTACCATAGTTAGTTTGGTAGTATCCGTCAATAGCGCCTGTGCTTGGAGAGTCATTATCCACTTGGAAACTTTCACCGCTTATTATACCTAGCACAACTCCGCTCAATGTTGCGGTACTCAATTTTATTCTGTGTCTTTGAGTGATTGCGTTATTATCTCCCGTTGGAACCGTACCCGCGTAAAGCCTTTCGCCATTCACATCGTCTACAAACAAAGAACTGTTGTTTGTGCTGAAAGACGTTATCTCTAGCATCACAAACTTCTTAGAGTACCCATTAGGTTCTGTATCAAAATACTCTTTTGGAATAGTAATCGCGCTGAGTTCGTCAAAGGTTCTATAAATCTCAACCGCCAATGGGTAGTAAGAAGGATCATCCACAAACATTACAGGCGAATCGAATAGAATCTTGTCGTATGTAACCGTCTGCAAGATGTTCAACTGCTCAAGAATAATCTCTATTTGGTTCTGAGTCTCAACAGAGGTGTTCTGAACTAAGAAGAAATCGTTATCATCACAACAAGCACACTCGCATCCAGAAGCATCAATCGCTGCCTTAATTAAGGCTAGTGCAGCTTTGTAATTATCGTATTCTCCGCAGTCTTTATAATTCTGTGCAATAACGTACTGAACTGTCACGGTATCCACATAAGCCTGATAAGGACTAACCTTATTTGCTTTTAGTGCGGCTACGTGTGCGTCTAGTAATTTTTGCAAGCATGGATTTATACCACATAACGAACCTGCGCAGGTTACTTTTTTTTCAGCGATATACGTTGCCGTGTACTGAATAATAAGCCCGTCAGTTTGAGTCTGTCTAAGGACTAAAGAAACATTAGCCGAGTACACTCCTGTATAAAGCATATTATTGCTATAGGGAAGCGCGGTTATCTCAATAGGTGTCTGTGCCGCCCATGAAGGGAAACTCAAAGTTCCACTCAAGCTAACTAGAGTATCATTTGTCAGGTTAGTAGCGTTTGACCACGCCCATGTTCCGTTGTTTCCGTAATCGCAGTCGTAAGTAAATTCTAGCACCGCCGACACCTGCGAACAAGCTGAATAACTGTAAGAACCCGTAAATGTCGGGTTGGTTACGTCAAATGAGTAAGAGTCGTAAAGAGAAAAATCCTCTGTCTCTGTCAGTGTGTAAGATGGGTTGCCTGATATTAAAGCGTCAACGGTAGCTATTACCACGTCCGTATCGCTTACTCCGTCTAAAGTTAGAGTGTTTCCCGCTACGAGGAAATCAGCGTACTCCGCGCCTCCATCTCCAATTAAAATATCGGTAGTTCCACTCGATAAGAATTGACCTCCCGTTATCGCCATACGAACAAAATAATTTATCGTATAAACGCCTTGAGCCAAAGCCCCTGTGCTGTCTAGTTGAAGTGGGAACTCAAAGTAGGTAGCCCCTGATGCTAAGTTTATCAGGGGATCGCCTACCGTCAATTTTTGAAATACAATGTCGCCATTGAAATATACTGTTCCTAGCCCTTTAGCCCCCGACGTGAGAAGGTTAAACGCTGAATAATCCGTTGTGTCTGTGAATCGTCCAATCTTCGTTGTTTCGTCGAAAACAGGGACTAGGGTACTTGTCATTTTATTCTATTTTTTTTCGTAGTTCTGAATTTACTTTCAAGTGTTCTACTAGCGCTAAATACGCCTCGTCACCTGTTAGAGTAGTTCTGAAAAATGGTGTCTTATTCCACTCTCCAATGTTCTGTTTGCTTTTAGAAACGTATCCTGTCTCTGTTAACTTGATCTTCTCTGCGTCAATTAGAGACTGAGTGAACTCAGAAACATCTAGCAATGAAGCGTTGTCACCACTTGTCGCGCTTGAAGCAATATCATCAAACATTGCCTTGAACTCTTCTGAGCGTGTCATATAAGCGTCAAACAGATTGGTTCTGCTTTGAGCCATACCATCACCCGCAGGGATACTCAACGCATTAATAAGCCTTGTTACAGTCGCGTCAGAGAAGTCTTCGTACACTCGTTTTTCAAGTTGTGCGCGGTACTTAGCGTCTGAAATGCGCTTGTTTGCTGTTACCTCTGGTTGATCCCATTGGAACAAGTTCAATCCGCCTTTCTTGTGGTGCTTGTTGTTGGATACATAAGGAACCCCAAAGTGAAAGAAGAACAGTTCCGCTTCCTCGTGGGGTTGAATAACGAGTTTGTTTCCTACCGTAGTCTTTAGTGAGGCTGGTGGAAAACGATTTCCGAACGCCCCTGCTTCGGGAGCAGAAGCCGACAATGAAAGCTGCTTAGGCTTACCGTCAATCATAAAGTTACCGATAAGGGTCAAACCAATCGGTTCAGGAGCCTTGCGCTGTGGCTTTGTCTCCTTTGAGGTGTTTTTTGTCAACACCTTTGTAGCCATTTTAAAACGACTTGGGTGCGCACTAAGAGTTATAGCCTTATCTTCATAGAATGAAGGGAAGTCCTGTCTTAGCGTCTCACGACTTTGTGGCCCTTTCTCCGGGATGTCAAAGTCTTTGAAATTGTCATATAATCTGCTCATTTTGGGTATTTGAATAAAGGGGAAGAAAAGTCTCCCCCTTTATATGTTACTTAGGTTAGAATCCACCAAGGGAAGCATTGTACAAGCGTCCGTAACGGTTAGCGCAAAGGAATGCGTAAGCGTATTCGGAGATGATGTCAATTGCAAGTTCATCAGTACGTGTCTGATTTCCTTTGTTTGACATCAAGCCTGTGTAAACCATGCGCTGGAAACGTTCTGGTTTGTGTACAAGGCGTACATACTTACCAATGTTACCGTTACCGTCGTTTGCGTCAGAACCAACAGGGAGGAAGAACGCATAGTTCTGCCAAGGGTTGGTTGCTTGCGCCATCGAGTTGTACATGGTTGGGTTATCCAACAGTCCAAGACGTGTCAACGCGAAGTTCTTCCCTTGCAAAGTAAGCCCTTTGAAGTCAAGAGTTGTGCGCATCATCTCAGTTGTCATTCCGTCGCCAAAGAAGGCTTGGTTCAACTCCTGATTGGTAGTGGCAATGTTGGTTTGTTTCAGGTACTCAAGAAGATTTTGCTCGATCTTTTGGAACATATAACCAGCCATGAGAACAACGTAGTTACGTACTCCGTCATCTTGTTGGCTCAGCCTGTTCTCCAAAGCGTAGAAGTCTTCTACTGTCGGGTTTCCTGCCGTGTCTTCTGATTGACCACGATTCTCAATAGTGGTGTTCAAACCATCAAATGAACCGAACTCTTCTGAGAACGAAAGGTTGTCTGAGGTTGATCCTGCAAGGAAGCTATTGACCTGACCTACTGTGTGGGTACGTTGAAGGTCAATTACGTCTGTGCTGTTTGAGTATGGAGTAGCATAACCGTTTTGAAGGGTTGTGTACCACATTTGGTTGAACAGTGCAGAACCAGAAGAATCTTTGTCGTGACGACTGATCTTGAGGTCAACGCTGTACTTCGTAGAGAAGTAATACTTCGGTGCTGGTGGCCCGCTTTTCTCAGGACTTGTGTTGTCCACGTAGAAGAACGTGTCTCCTGCCAAAATAGTTACCGTAGCATACTCAGAGCGTGTTGGTTTCAAAACCAAAGTGTCTCCCGCTGGTTTAGAACGAACAAGGAACTTTGCGCCTGTGCGGGCATGTTCCCATACATCTTGTTCAGAAGGCCATGAGTAGCCCGTGTTTGGATCAACCTCGTCTGTTGGAAGGGTTACGATATACTCGCCAGATGCAATGTTCACGTTTCCGTTTGAACTAAATGATACCTCTTTACGGTCTTGCTCGAACCAGTTCCATGTTGGTTGATACACTTCCTGACGTTGCCCGAAAGCGTTAATGATAGACGACATAGCCCGCATGGACTGGTCGCCGTAAGGGAAAAACAGGGTAGAGGCAATATCCTCTTTCATAGCATCCCATTGATTCAGGATACCTTCGCCTTCGCCATTTCCCTTATACATTATCCCCGCCGGGGGGGACTGTTGCAATAAATCTGCCATTGTGATTGGGGTGTTTTTTTTTGTTATTGTGATTGTTTGACCCCTTTTTGCATATTCTCAGTCAATTTATGACCTTGTTCTTGCGCTACTTGCGCAATAGGTGATAAAGTGGATTTTCCGCCTTCGGGGGTTGCACGGTTTATGGTTTTCACCTGACCGTTTAATGATTCCTGTGTTGCTCCACGAGCAACGTCGGCAGCGTATGAGTTTTCCCACTCGACAAATAACTCACCAGACTTTACTTTGCTGATTATTACCTGTTCTTGAACGTAGGACTTCAACGCCTCTTTTCCGTCTTTGGTAGACGTGTCAAATGCAGCACCTAAAAAGGATTTTTGATTTTCAAATACTTTGTCAACCTCTTCCCTAGTTACTTTAAGGGGTATAGATTTTTCGCCGTATTTGTACGAAACTTCCGTCATTGTGCTTGCGACTTTTTCAAGTTCGACAATAGCTGCGGCCTGTCTCGCTTCAATTACCTGTTGGGCTTTTGCTGCGTTTTCCTTTGCAAATGTAATTGGATTTTTTACTTCTGCAATATCTTTTTTTGAATTTTCAATAGCTAGTATGGCGTCGAATGCGTCTGACTTCATTCGAGCCGTTGCTGTATATTCTCCTGACTCCTCAAGATTGTAAGTCTCTCTCAAAGCCTGTTCTATTCCTGCTCTACCCATCTCTTTAAACTTAGTTGGGTTTTTCATGGCTTCCGCTAAAATTAGAGCCTCAAGCGGATTGCTTTGAAGTTCTTCGCGTGTCACGTCCATGATTTGAGTTGCCACTTTAAGGGGAACTCCTTTTGCCTTCAATCCTTCCAGTGCTACCATTTCAGGATCGGGGTCTTTCTCTACCTGTGCAAACAAGTTTAACTTACTGTCGTAGTCTTGTTCTTTCGCTCTTAGCGATTCTTGTTGTTGTTCTAGTGTTTTGTAGAACTCTAGTTTTTGTGTGGCTGCCTCCTCGTTATCTACACCTAAATGGGTGTTATACCACGATGGGACTACTTCTGTTTCCGTTGTTACGGTTTCTACCGCTGCTGCTTCTGTGGCGATTGCTTCCGCCGCTGGTGTTGCTTGTTCAGTCATTTCTTGGGTTTTTAACGTCCTTTCCTGTTGCCGCTTCTACGGTTCCTTCGAGGATTATTTGTTCATTTTCTATCTCGCCTTTTTGAGCTTGCAAGGCTACTTTCTGCTGGCCCTCGGCGGGTATTTTAAACGATAATGTCTTTCTGTCTTCTTCTCCTTGTGCTGCGATTTCAGCCAATCTTTGATCGCTTGCTTCTTTTTGAGTTATGCGCTTTTCAGCCTCCGCAGCCTTATTAGATTCCATTTGAATCTGACCCGTCTCCATTGTGGCTTGAGTCCTATTTCTTTCGGCTCTTGCAAGGGCTTTCTCCTCACACTTTCCAAGAAACCATTTAGCAGCGTCTAATTGATCGTTGTTTAACAAATCCTCAAACACTTCTAGCTCGGAAGGGGTTACGATCATTACTCCGTCACGGGTTCCCATCTTAGATAATTCCGTGAGGCGTTGCATCATTAAATCTTTTCTTTTCTGAGAAGGCATAGACTTCATGGTGATACCTAGTTGCTCTAGGGTCATGTTGTCCATTGTGTCCAAAAGTTCGATCAAGTCTTTACCTAAAGCGCCTTCGTAGTATTTTCGGATATTTTTGTCGTACTTAATATCCATCCTTGTCATAAGGATGATCTTCTCCGCAACCCTTTGTTTAAACAGGATTTCACTTTCCTTAATCGGGTACAAAGCATGGTTTCCCGACATATACTCCATCTCTGCTACTCCTACCGCTTTCTCGTTTCCTGCTGAATCGGGTTGCGCCGCCATTACTGCGGGAATACCTAACATATCAGCTATCTGGTTGATAGCGTTATTACAATAGTTTATCCACCCTAGCGCAGAGGCGCCAAGTCCTCCGTCAATAGGTTCGATTGGAGTTGATAAAACCTTTCCTGTTGCGGCGTTAAACTTACTCGCAGTTATCAGAATACCGTTCTGTCTGTATAAGTGAATAAGGTCGAAAATAGAGTACTCCTGACCTCCTATCTTGATGTTTGCACCTGCGCCAATGTCTATACGAAAGCCCGGTGATGGTGCTGCCCATACTGCCGCTCTTAATTTGAGCATCCCGTACATAAGGTCGTCACACAACGATATTACCTTTTGTGTTGGGGCTGTGCCGGGGATGTGATCGAATACGTAAGAACTCACTGGATTCAGCTTATTCTTTTGTAGTTGGTTAGGCATTTTCTCCCAACCGTATATCATATCAGTCCCGCAGATATAGTTTCCTCTATACCATGTATTGCATCTAAACTCGTCGTATTCTCTACCCTTTGTCTTAGCTTTTTCCTTTTCGTCGATTGGAACTTCATTCTTTTTGTAGAACTCCTTTCCGCTTTTGTCCCTGCCTCTTACATACTGTTTGTAATTCGTGGAATTATATTCAAATTCCATTACGGGTATCTGAAAATCCATCCATAACCATTGTCCTGTTGCGGGATCGGGTTTTTGGAACGTCCAATCAGGGTAGGTATTGGTTTGCTCATAGGAATACTTTTGAGCCATTCCCTGTATTTGAACGTCGGAGAATCCTGCCGCTACTAAATCAGGGTAAATATCTTGCACTTTCTTCTTTTCAACGTGGCCTATTGCTGGCGGCTCATAGGTGCTGTCACGGGTGAAAAGCATTATAACGTCCTTAATATCTATGAACTTTACTTTTACAGCGCCCGTTTCAGGACAGTTGTAAAGTTTCACGCAGCGGTAATAAAAGTCTACCGCGTTTCTATTGTAAAAACGTCTTAGGTTTCTCCAATTGGATATTCTGAATGTATGCTCTGCTAAGGTTTCAAAGGCAACTTCAATCTTTCTTTTAAACAGACCAATTTCTTCCATAACGTCTGCCTCTTCCATTGTTTCAGGAGCGGCAACGGTTTCCATCATTGGTTGACCAAGCTCTTTCGCTAGTGGATTCACAAGCCTTGTAGCGTATAAAGCCTCTAGTTTTGCTCTTAGCCTTTCATCTATTACAGTTTCGTCGGTAGAAGTACAATCGACCTTAAAATCAACCTCAGATAGTATAGAAAGGATAACGTTTACAAATTTGTCTACGGGGTTTACAGGAGTGTAATCAATGTTGGCAAAAGCTTTCCGCGCGTTCTTGCTTATAGGATTTCCCATAAAGCCATCAGTGCGTGGTGTTTGCCCCTGTTTATTGCTGTTTGATCCGCCGCCCGTGGCTCCAATTTGTGAAAAATTGGTGAACCAATTGACGTATTTTTGAGTTGGCTGCTTTGAAAGTCCGTAAAGTTCTATTGTTCTCAAGGCTTGCAAATCTCCGAACCCATAACCTAAACCTCCGTTTGGATTTACGCCGTTTGCACCGCCTAGTCCGCTTGCGAAACCCCCGTTGTAGTTGTAATATTTGTAGTATAAAGCCCACGCACAATTAAGCCCAAACTTGGGATTGTCCTTCTCTTTTTCTGGAACGTTGTCGTTGGGAAAATTTATTACCGACGGTATAGAAAGCATGGATGCAATTTTATACAAAAAAAGCTAATCTATCACAATTTTTGTAAAATATTTTTACACCATAAATGAAGGCATATCGTCGATCTCTATTGTAGTCTCTTGAAAGTTCTCTTTCCAATAGGTGCTTGTCCTTTGTTCTGCGGCCCGTAAAGCCCATCCTGTTGCTGCTGCAAGGTCATGGTTTGTTAAGTCGTCCGAACCCCTCATTTGAAGCCAATCTTCGACTATCTGCCATATCTTCGTATGCCTTACATTCTGAGTGAACCATGTGGCTGTTTTCTGAAACATTTGGGCCGTGGTTGCGGGTGAAGCTACTACCCCTACATACGGTGAAATAATGTTCTTTTCAGTATCCATATCTCTTAAAAGATACCCGTCATACCCTTTATTTCTTACCCATTGAATGAAATCTTCACCAATGTTTGCCTCTGGGTAAATGTATGCCCCATACAGTATTGCCGCTTTTAAAACCTCTTCGTAGAACTCTGTTTTATCATCCGTTCTCTTAATCAGAAAAGCTACAAAATCCTGACTCACCCACTGACTTCTATCCTTTCCATCGGGGTCTACATCGGGGTCTCTTTTGTAGTATATCGCAGCCGCAGGTAATGAACCGCCTTTTCCCCTCTTATTCTTTCTGTCTAGCGCCACGGGGTCAAATCCTATGAAGAATTTACCCGATACAGAATAGTCAGGGGCGTAAATAGCACCTCCGTTTTCGGGGGCGAAGTATCCGTCGTCAACTGATACAATAGTTTTTTTGTTCCACTTGCTTTTTGGCGGTACGTATGAGTAAGTCCATATCCCGCCCTTTCTAATATCGGTTACAACCTCTCCAATATCCCCGTTCCATATAAAGTCTATGTTTGAAGTTAAGGTCTTGTTTTCGGGTTTATACCTTAAATCAGATACCCTTTCCTTCATAAGTTCTGTCGGGAAGAATCCAATATCTTTAATCGAAAGTGAGAACGCCGACTTAAAATCAGGCGGGAAGTTTTGAAGTAGTTGGGTGAGCGCAGTCCATTTTTGATTTTTTGTAAGGTTGTCAATCTTGTTCTGCAAGTAGGTCTTAGCGCCTACTCTCACGAGTTCTCCTTCATTATTGAGTACGGGAACTTCGGGGTCTTCCATAATTGTAAAACCGTGTTGATCTATGAAGCCCGGAATCGCGTAATAGCCCGGAAGCAGAAAGTTTATAAGTCCTGACTGAGTGGTTCCGTTATCATCCCTTTCAGCGTAGTGAGAAGCCTCTACAACTTCTAGGAATTGCGCTCCACCACCCGTATCCATGTTTCCGACTGTTGTTGGCATTATGCAGAATCCAATGATTTTATCCCCCTGCTCGGTAGCGGGTCTTACCGTATTGTTCCACCATGTTGGAATGTCTTGATCTTGTGAGCCATCGTCTAGTTCCTTGCCCGGTTCATCCCTGTAAACCTCTGTGATCTCTTCTCCATCCGCTGCCTTCTCATTGCTTGAAAGTGGAAGGATAATTGTATTTAAAGGTGGTGTTACAAGTCCTGCTTTAAAAGCTGTTGACATGATTCCATCGTACATGAACTTATACCCGCTCTTAGTGTCCTCTCTACCTCTTACGTAAGGCTTGAAGAAAAACGGAAGGGTATCAAATGGAATCTGAATCTGTCTCTGAAATACTTTGTCCTGCGCCTGATCTTTGTTAAGACCTTGAATAATAAAAGTCCTTTCAGGTTCATTAGTAGCACTCCAAAACAAGTAACAACAAGCTATTGCGGTTTTGGCTATACGTCTTCCCGCGATAATATTTACTCCATTTACCGTTCGTTTGCCCATATCAACAACAAAGCCTGAGTTTTTTTGGTGGCCCGTTGTAAAACCTAGTTCCTTTAACTCATTCTCCCTCTCTACAAGTTTTGTGAAATCATTATAATACTTCTGTTTTACCTCGCCGTTCTCTCTCCAAAATAACCTGTGTTTATAGAAAGCCATTGTTGTGGTATGAGCGAACCTGAGAAGGTGAAACATACACCTTTGATAGTCCCTGTAATCTGCTAGGTTCCCGTTTTTACCCTTGTTCTTTACTTTCCAAAAGTTTATAAAGAAGTAGTTG